TGCGTATGTTTTAAACATCACACAGGTTGACCCTATTAAATACGGACTTCAGTTCGAAAGATTTTTAACTAAGGGCGGCTCTGGCTATCCAGATATCGATTATGATGTATCTGACCCGATGGTTCTCAAAGAGGTTTTAATTGACCAGTGGGGCGACAACTCTGTGGTTCCTATCACCAACTGGAACACACTTCAGTTACGCTCACTCATCAAGGACATCTCCAAGTTCTACGGTATCGACTTCCAAGAGGTAAATAACGTAACAAGCAAGATGGTTTACGAGGCAACACCTCGGGCCAAGGCAAAGCATGGCATTACGTCTGGCGTATATGCTCCCACGTTTGAGGAGCTTATGGAGTTCTCGGAGTCCTTGCAGGCATTCCTAGAGAAGTATCCACACATCAAGACTCACATCGAGAAGTTGTACGGACAGACACGTTCAGCCTCTCGCCATGCCGGCGGTGTTGTCGTAGGTGAAAACCTAGACCAGTGGATGCCGCTTATCAACTCAGGAGGAGTTCGACAAACACCTTGGTCCGAGGGTATGAATGTAAGGCACCTTGAGCCCATGGGCTTCATCAAATTTGATATCTTGGGCCTTGCTTCTCTTCGTATGTTGGAAGGTGCCATCGAACGTATCCTCAAGCGACATCACGGAATGGAGAACCCTACGTTTGCGGACATCAAAGATTTTTATGACAAGAATCTACACCCAGAGAAGATTGACCTGGATGATAAAGAAGTCTGGCAGAACATCTTTCACAAGGGTAAGTGGGCAGGTATCTTCCAGTTTACAGAGACAGGCGCTCAGTCTTTCTGTAAGAATGCGAAGCCAGACAACATCATTGACTTGTCAGCTATCACATCTATCTATCGACCAGGCCCACTAGGTGCGGGAGTAGACAGAAAGTATATCGGAGCAAAGTCAAATCCAGAGGATGTGGAGTACGTCAACAAGTATGTCCGAGAAGTGACAGAAGAAACATACGGCTTCCTTATCTTTCAGGAACAGATTGCATTGCTGGCCCACAAGTTGGGCAAGGACCTGTCCCTGGATGAAGGCAATAAGCTTAGAAAACTACTTACTAAGAAGGGTACTGGTGAAGTCCAGGCTCAGAAAGACAAGATCTTCGACAAGTTCAAGCGCGGATGCGTCGAGAAAGGAATGAAAGATTATGAAGCAAGAGAACTTTGGGAAACTTTTGAATACTTTTCAGGATATGGCTTCAACAAGTCACATGCTGTATCCTACTGTGTACTATCCTATCAATGTGCTTATTTACTTAACTACTATCCATCCGAATGGCTAGCCGCGTTCTTGGATAAGGAGCCAGAGACAAGGAAAGAGAGGGCCATTGCAACAGCCAAGTCGCTTGGTTACAACGTAGAACAACTCAACGTAAACACCTCTGGAGTGGGGTGGGAGATCAGCGAAGACGGCAAGACTTTGATTCAACCACTCTCCTCTATCAAGGGGCTGGGCATCAAGGCTATCGAGCAAATCATTGAGAACAGACCGTTTAACACGATTGAAGAATTTCTGTTCCATGAGAAAATCACTTACTCGAAGTTGAACAAGAAGTCCATCTCAGCTCTGTGTTTATCCCAGGCGCTAAACACACTTATGGATGACAGGTTTTCAGGTATGAAACATTTCTACTCAGCCGTCGCAGAAGACAGACCCCGAAAAGAAAAGAACTTGATTGAAAACATAGATCGATATGAACCAGAGGGCGACTTCTCTGAGGAGGAGAAGTTAGAATACCTGGTCAACCTAACCGGAGTCTTCCCAATCAGTGCGGTGGTAACGCCAAGAGTCAGGCAAAAGCTAGACGAACTTTATGTTCCGCCTATTTCAGAGTTCGACCCTGAGTTGGGCGTGACTTGGTTTATTCCTCGGGAATGCAAACTAAAGAAATCAAAGAACGGCAAGAACTTTTATGTGGTAAAAGTGATTGACGACAACAATGAGATGACAATTATCCGGTGCTGGGGCGTAGACCCCAATAAAGATATTGTCCAAATCAACCGGCCCTATATGGCCAGACTAAACTATAACCAACAGTGGGGTTTTTCCACTTTCAGTATGAGAAAGATGTTCAGACTATTAGCATAAAGGAGAAAGCAATGGCATCATTAGATAACAATAGAGTAAGAGTATTTCGCACCAGGCCCGACGCGAAACTACCAGTTAGGGCACACAGAACAGACGCTGGAATGGACTTCTTCTTCTGTCCTATGGAAGGGGCAGCAGCAAGGATTCAACCTGGCCAGAGCGTCCTTTTGGAGACAGGTATTAAGATGGAAGTCCCAGATGATTGCATGCTACAAATCATGAATAAGTCAGGCGTAGCCAGCAAGATGCATCTCATCACGGGAGCATGCGTGGTTGACGAGGGGTACACAGGAGAAATTTTTGTGAATCTTCACAACATTGGAAAGGATGTTGAGTTCATCGACCCTGGACAAAAGATTGCCCAAGGCGTGTTCGTTAGAATTGAGAAGCCTAGGTTGCATGAGATAAATGAAGACAACATCTACGGAGAGGCGACAACCAGAGGCGATGGTGCGCTTGGGTCAACGGGAGACAAGTAATGGGAAGTTTTGCTAGGAAAGTAAAGAGAAAGCAGTTCGTTGCTGCAAGAAAGAAGTTTATGAAAGATTTCAAGTCTTCCATGAACAACTTTAAAAAGCAAGTTGTGTGCTCCAAGTGCACCCGCGCCCCAAGAGAAGGAGAAAAGATTGACGACTGGCATATTGATAAATATTCAGATAATATTGACTTAATATGTACAGACTGTTATACTGTAGAAGAAAGTGAGGAAATTAATGAAGACAGCACTGAGCTTTGATGATGTCCTGTTGGTACCAAGGAAATCCGAGATAAAATCCCGGGAAGATGTTTTTCTCTATAGTGAGTTGAAAGAAACATTTTTTGGCTTTAACCTGCCAATAATCTCATCGCCGATGGATACTGTTACTGGTAAAAAAATGATAAATTCAATGAAAGATTATGGAGGCCTAGGCATCGCCCACAGGTACTGCTCCATAGAGGAGCAGGTAGATATGATCACTGCACAAGAACCAGAAAAAAGGCAGCTCTTTTCTTTTGGTGTATACCCTGCAAAACTCGCGCCCCGTGGCATTACCGCCGAGTATCCGCCGAATCTTGAAGAGCCATACACGAGTAGAACAACACCAGGCGCCGCCATCGGTGCCACAGGAGATTATCTTGAGCGCGCCCAAGAACTTGTTAAAGCGGGCTGTAATCTTATTTGTGTGGATGTGGCACATGGTCACCATGTTTCAGTAAGAGACGCCCTGAAGGCTCTAAAAGCCCAGTTCGGTGATGATATTATTTTAATCGCCGGCAACGTAGCAACAGCGAAAGGGTTTAAAGATCTCAGTAAATGGGGCGCTGATGCAATTAGAGTTGGGATCGGCGGAGGATCAATCTGTTCTACTAGATTGCAAACGGGACATGGAGTTCCAACATTACAATCTATAATTGATTGTGCAGAGAGTGGTTGCGATGCAAAGATTATTGCCGACGGAGGAATCCGAAACGCAGGAGACATTGTAAAAGCATATGCAGCAGGCGCAGACTTTGTAATGCTTGGTTCTATGTTGGCAGGAACAGATCAAACACCAGGTCAAGTGTTTTCATCGCAGGACGGCAAGAAGTACAAGGTTTACAGAGGAATGGCTTCTGTAGAAGCACAAGTAGACTGGAGAGGACAAGCAAAGTCTCTGGAGGGTATTTCGACAACAATCCCCTATAAAGGTTGTGTTGGAAAAATACTACAAAATCTAGAACAGAACATCCGTTCGGGCCTGTCATACTCTGGTGCTGAACACTTGCTCGACCTTTATTATAAATCAAAATTTATTAGACAAACTCAAGCAGGGATGAGAGAAAGCTTTACTCACATCTTGACGAAATGAAAGAACACCAGCCACAGAAGGTCGTGCAGTTTGTTTTCTCAGCATATGAGAAGACATCTGCAGATTTAAAACTAAAGATGCGAAATGACAATCTAACTCAGGTTAGTTGGTTTGCAGGCATAGCAAAGCTGTATCTCGACAACGACCCTGATATGTTAAAGGTTATGTACAAAGTAAAACAAAACGCCCGAGCAATGGGCAAGAGAAAATTAAACAGATATAAGAAAGATATTGAATCAGGCCAGGATCTTATGAGAGATCTTGGTATTACTGATTCTGACAAGGAGAATATCTTCGATATGATTGAAATGGATTTAGAGGAATATGAGTGATGAAATTTGTGATTACTGCGGTGGAAAGAAGGAAAGATGCTGGATAGACTACCCAGAAGACAATAATTGTGTCCACTGCACAGTGGACAAGCACGGTCAATTAACTTTGGAACAGGCCTCAAAAAGATTGCACATATCTTTGGTGAGAGTTTCCCAAATAGAGAAAGAGGCGCTTAAGAAGCTTTCCAAGAGAATAAAATTTGACTTTCTAGATGAAAAAGACTATTTATAGTTGTATTATTTATACCAATCACCGCTTTCGAAAAAAGGAGAAATATAAAATGAGTGATAACAAAATGTTAAAAGAAAACACAATTCGACGCTTTATGAAGCTGGCAAATGTCGAAACAATGACAGACAACTTTATATCAGAGAATTTCAATGATAAGATTCTTGACGAAGAAAGAGAAGAGATCAACGAAGAAGAAGTTGAGCTTGAAGAGAACCTAGAAGAAGAACAGGAAGAAGAACTGGACGCAGAACTGGACGCAGATTCAGAAGAAGATATGCTTTCGGCCGATGATGCAATGGACGCACCAGAAGAGGAGGCAGGCGACGCCGACATGAGCCTCACTGAAGAAGAGGCACAGCTTCTCATCAGCCTCGGTGAGAGACTGTCAGCAGCAATGGGCCCTGAAGCCGAT